TGCCTCCCAGCTTCCCCAGTGTATTTTCTCGTGAGACTCAGCAATTTCCATTGCCCACGGGTACTTAAAAGGCTTATAAGTTTCATTGTATTTTAATAAAGACATTTGAATAACCTCTGTTTAATATTTGTATAATAATAATTATCCTTGACAGCTCAAACAATCTTCATCTTGGAAATCTTTAAGCTTGTTTGATTCTACTTTTTGACTTACTTTTTCAGCTGCAGCACCTGAATTTGTTCTTAAGTAATATAAACCTTTAAGATTCTTTTTCCACGCTCTTATATGAACCATATTTACAAAAGACTTTTCAGTACCAGCAGGAAAAAATAGATTAACGCTTTGACCTTGACAAATAAACTCTTGTCTATCACCAGCATGATCTACAATCCACCGCTGATCTAATTCAAATGCTGTCTTAAATACTTGTTTATTCCAGTCTGGCAACCAATCTAAATGTTGAACAGAACCTTCAGAAAGAATAATAGATTTCCACTGTTTATTTATCCATACTTCATCTTTAGATAATAAATTAGCATATTCTAATATTACTTTATTTAGATGAGGATTTTTTACTAAATAAGATCCAACTCTCGTTCTATGAGTGAATGCATTACTTTTCCATGGCTCAATTGAAGGGGAAGTCCCAGCAATAATAGAACTGTTGGCATTAGGAGCAATTGCAAGAAGATGAGAATTTCTAACACCGTAACCTTTTGCATCAGGACACTCTCCTTTGACTTTGGATAATTCTATAGTTTTCTGTTTAGCTTTTTCTTTTATGTTCATAAATATGGATTTATTTAAAGATTGAGCAACAACAGATTCAAACGGGACATCTCTAGATTGCAAGTATGAGTGAAATCCCATTGCTCCTAATCCAAGGCTTCTTTCTCTAAAAGCAGAAAACTTTGCCTTTTTTAAATGATCAGGTGCATTGTCTACAAAGTGCTGCAATACGTTGTCTAGAAATTCAATTAGATCTTCAACTATTGTTGTATCTTTCCATTCATCGTATTTTTCTAAATTTAAAGAACTTAAGCAGCAAACTGCACTTCTTTCTTTAGAAGTTGCCAAATGGATCTCGTTACAGAGATTACTACCGTGAATTTTAAGATTTAAATCTTTTTGAAATTGTGGTAGATGCTTATTTGCTTCATCAATAAAATTGATATAAGGCTCACCAGTTCTAAATCTAACTTGAAGAATCCTCTGCCATAATGATCTTGCATTTAATGTATCTCTTACAGTTGCATCATTAGGATCAATCAAATCCCAGTCTTCTCCTGCTATTACAGCATTCATAAACTTATCAGTTATGTTAATTGCGTTATTTAAATTAAAACATTTCCTGTTTACATCGCCACCTGTTGGCAATCTAATATTTAAAAATTCTACAATGTCAGGATGACTTATGTCCATATACGCAGCATAGCTTCCTTTGCGAGTTTTCCCTTGTCTATATGCAGTCATATCAGAGTCTGTTGTTTTCAAGAAAGGTATAGGTCCTGGTGCAATATCACTATTTGATCTAATGTCACTCCAATGACCTCCTACACCGCCTCCTTTTATACTCATCCAACGAAGTTCGTCAGAGTGGTCAATAAGTCCTTCTATAGAATCACCGACATAAGACAAAAAACAAGATATAGGTAAACCTTTAGATTTTTCTCCTTTAACAGGAGCATTACTTAGTATAGGAGAGCTAAACATAAACCACTGCTTAGAAGAATAATCATATATTCTTTGCGCTAATTCTAAATTACCTTCAGAAAATGCTACAGCTGCTCTAGCAAATGCTTCTTGAGGAGAGTTTTCTCCTTTTTTCATGTAGTAATTTGTCAATAAGTCCTTAGAGAAATCTGTTAAATTACTATCTAATTCTTTATCTATAGTGATACCATAGAGTTGTTCTTTCATTTTAACCTCTTTGCTTAGTCTGAACTACCAACTTTTCCGCATTTTCTAAGCTTTTCGTTGGTTAATCTTAAGTATTCTTCCTCTTCTATCACTTTAAATTTATTGTCACACTTTACTACTACAATTTGTACTGGCAATTTGCTGCCTTGATTAATTTTTTTACTTTCATTTGAAAGATTAACAAGATTTACAAAGATTTCTCCAGTATAACCAGGGTCAATAACACCAGCTCTAACTTTAAGGCTGGTTTTAGTAATTGATCCTCTTTCTTGTATTAAAGCAACATATCCTAAAGGAACATCAATAAATAATCCTGTAGGTATTAAAGTTCTAGGAATACTTTTACTTTCGATTATAGAAGGAATTGTAATTTCATCTCCCGCGTTGTATAAATCTAATCCTACACTTTCACCATTATAAGCTGGGCAATAATCTTTTACATCGTTATCTTTTAACACTTTAAGTAGTGTTTGATCACAAAAAATATTTATCATTTTTTATTTACTTCCTTCCAAGCTTCTTTTAATTTGTTTTTAATTGCGTTTTCATCTTGAGAAACTGCTTCTCTTAAAGTTAATTCGTTTTCGTCTAGTATATCAAATTTAGATTTAGCTGTATCTATTCTTATCGGAAATAATAATCCATCTCTACCTGCACGATTCTTTGCTACGAAAATACGTCCAGTACCTTCGGATTTTTCCATAGGCTTTCTACTTATTGACAATACTACATCTGCAACTTGTGCTTTACCATATGATTCACCTAAGTTTTCTAATCCAACAACGTCAGAATTAGAAGATACTTTATTTGCTTGAGATGCAGTCCAAATAGGAATTTGCAAATCAACTGCTAAGTTTCTTAATTCAGTGTAGATTAATTTAAGTTCATGTCTTAGTGAATCATATGCTCTACTTGATTTCATAACATCAGCGTAATCAACTGTTACAAGACTAGGCTTGAAACCTTTTAATGTTAACTTTTCAATATGATTTCTTAAAGTATGAACTGAAGCAGAGCCTGTTGGATATTCTTTAATAATTAATTTACCTAAATCCATCTTTTTATATTTTTCAATTACTTCGCCTTTTCTTTCAATTACTTCATTACTTGGGATATCACATAAATTTGAATCATATCTTTTCCCTGTTTCATGTTCTGAAAGTTCAAAGGTATAATGGATTACGTTTTTGCCAACTCTCATTGCAGCACATCCCATATCTACAAGAAAATGAGATTTACCAACGCCAGTATTAGCAGCAATAACTCCTAATTCACCTCGTCCTAATCCTCCTCTTAGAATATCTTGAGCATCTAGTCTTTCAAGACCTGTAGGGCATACTTGCCGATTTATCTGCACAAATCTTGCTTCAATGTCATCAAAGAAATTATGACCTTGAGTATTAGGCATACCAACAGAAATAGCATCTTTCATAATTGTAAGAACAGATTCATATTTTTCTGTTTGAATTAATTCTACAGATTTTTCTAAAGCTTCTCTAAATGCTTGTCTTTTACAAAATTCAAGTGATTTATCTTTTACATATTGTAAATCACAAACATCTGGATTTGTTTTCATGCGATGAAGATATTCAATGATTTGATCTCTTAATACTGAGTCTTTTGTTTTAGAAAGATCTTCTTTGATAATCGTAATTAGCATCGCAAGAGTTGAAAAGGTTTTGTACTTCTCATAATACTTGAAGTGTTTACCACAAAGATAAGAAAGATATTTTAAATCAAAATATTCAGGTTGCATAACTTCTACCATTTGAGAAGCCCATTGAGGATCTGAAAGCATTGATTGAAATATTTTTTCTTGAAACTGTTTTCCGAACTTAGAAAAACTTTTTTCTGACATTTATTTAACTCCGAGTTGATTAGCTTTTAAAGTTATAAAAAAACTGTGTATATCAAATTGATTAAGTCCGTTATTTATCATGAATTTAATCATTTGCATTTTATTTATTATTTTAAATTGACTATTTTCGATTTGATAATTTAAAGATTTAATTTTGTCATAATTTAGCATTGCAGTATCTAAGTACATTAACTTCCAGTTTTTCTTTGCTTCGCTTTCAATTTTAACGATTTCATTAAAAACTTTTAGTTTACTGCCAGATTTAATCTTATTGTTAGACTCATTAATTATATCATTAACAGAATAATCTTTCTTTAGACTTAATTCTGGGAACCTCTTTGATAATACTTTAAATCCTGCTCCTTTTGCGCCTTTAATACCGTCAGACTGGTCACCTGCAAAGCATCTTGCAGCACAAAAGTTTTGAGGAGAAATACCAAATTTATTAATTACTTCTTCTTCGTCAATTATTTTCTTCTGATTAGGTGACCATACTTTTGTATGATCATTTATTAGCTGATAGTAATCCTTATCAGAAGACACTATTATTTTTTCGTTGGCACTATACTTTTTGCAAGCATAACTAATAATATCATCTGCTTCACAATCATTTAAATATACTTGCGTAATAGGAGTAAAGTTAATTGCTTCTATTAAAAGCTTTAATTGATTGTTTCTGTTGTCAACAGTTTCTGGTATATCATTATACTTGCTTCTATTTAGTCCAACAGGCCGTCTGCCTTCTTTATAGTTACTGTCAATATTTCGTCTTCTTAAAGATCCTCCACCTTCCCAAGCAACAATTACTTTTTCAGGATGAAATCTTTCAATTAGGT